ACCTGATCTATAAAAATTTAAACCTCCAGGCACAGTTCTGACTGGCATATGAAAACCATCGTCTGGAACCATAAGTGGTGGATGTATATGTAATTGTGCTGCCCTTATAACAACTTCAGACATTTTATTAACCATTTTAACGTCACTTAATGCTGACATGGCTACAGATCTTCCATAACCTTGGTTTTCAAATGAGCTTTTTAAATATCGTGGCACACAATATGGAAATTCATCATATCCGCTTTCAGATAAAATAATCTTTTCTTCTGGATCCATATATATAGAGGCAAAAGGTTTATTTTTATTATCTAACTTAACTGGATCTCTTTCTTCTCTTGGCATAACAATATGAAGTAACTTTACTTCTTCGTTAGGATCATCCTTGTAAACTTTAGCAATTCTTTTCCCAACATTTTCTGCACCAAATTGTTTTACAGCTGCCCTGGCTGAAATACGAAAGTCACGGTAGACGGTGTCAACACGACCCATCTCGTCCTCTGCAAGGTAACATTCAGATATATGTCTAGTGCTAAAACGTAAAACGCCATCATTATCTGTATCAACAAACATGACGCCAGTACCAAAACAAACTAGATCTGTATATAACTCATGGATAGCTTCATGAAAATTTGACCTGGCTATTTCACGGTACATAACATCTTCAGCTTTATGAAGCCATTCTTTAGCGTCATCATCTTCTTCAAAATTATCATCTGTATATCTAAGAGCAAACCAAGGTGATGCCGCATTTGTTAACATACCATGCAAACTAGCTGACATAAGTTCTGCTGCATGAATAGCTGTACCATCAAATATTAATTCTGTTCTTTTATCACCAGAGGTACGCTTTTTGGTAATATCAGCTTTCCTGGGAATAATATAATCTGCAATTTCTTGCCAATGAGATTCCCAGTTAGCACGATGTTTTTGCAAGGTGCTAAGCCTTTTCATTAATATGGCGCCCCTTTTGTCAGTATCACTACCAACTGTCTGGACGCCACTATACATTTCAGCCATTTATGTGTTACTCAACTTATTCTGACCAAGTAAACTTGGCTTAGATGTTGGCGCTTCTTGCAATAAACCAGTACCACCAGTTACATTAGCTGCTGCCTGACCTTTTTTTCTTGCCTGAGTATCAGCAGCTCTATCAGCTGTTTTTGTTTTAGCTGGTGTTATTGCTGGCGCTGGAGGTGGTGGCGGCGGTGGTGGTGGTGCTTTTGGCGATTTTAAAAAACCCATTATGCGGCTCCTATTTTTTCAAAGGGATTATAATCATTTTGCGCCATTAATTGTGGCGGTCTTGTATCAGCTACAGTTTCTTTTATACCAATAGATGTATATCTCCAGGCATCAGCAAAATGCGATGACCAGTCATGAACTGGAGAGTTTCTAAAGCTCCTGGTTCTTTCATTATACGCTCTATGGTACTGCCTTAATGCATCCAATAACCCTTTAGTCTTTTCTGCATCAAAATATGTTCTAGGTATTAATAACTGCCCAGCGTGGATACCATCCTCAACTGGCAGTTTAGGAACAACCCTAAAATTAATTCCTAATGAATAAGCTATCTCTCTTCTGGATTTACCAGTACTCAATTCTCTGACTTCAATATCATGCGGTGCAAAATGATTGCCGTATAAATATTGTTTTCTTTGCAATACATCAACGTAATGAGGTAGCCCTTCATTTCTGTTTTCATAACAATCTATAACATGAACAGCCCTACCCACACTCTGGGTAAACACAATCGCCGTTGAATCACCAATACCTAGATCCCAAAAAGTATCAACCCTGGTTGTTGGGTCATATGGCACATTACATATTCGTCTGTCTTCCAGCGCCGCCTGGATCTCTTTTCCATAAATACTACCAGGAACATTAGCCACCCAGGAACACTCATACTCTTGAGCAAACTGATCAGCTGTCATTGTCTCTTTAGCGCTATCTAATTCTTCTTCATCAATAATACCAGTCTCACTCGACCTATGAATAGCCGTGTACCAGTCATCCCTATGAACACCATTCTCATACATCTCATAAAAAGCATTCTGCCCTCTAGGAGTGCCTACAAAATAACAAAACCCTTTTCTATCTGACAAAGCTGGTCGAATAATCTCAGGGAACACACTCTCTGGCATATCCGCAACTTCATCCATAAAACAGCCATCAAGATAAATCCCTCTCAAGCTATCTGGATTTTCAGCTCCCAATAAACTTATCCTAGCTCCATTAGGCAGATCACATCTAAGCTCAGTCTCATGAAACTTAGCGGTGGGTATCTTCTCAGCAAACTGCTTCAAATAATCCCAGGCAACTGCTTTAGCTTGCCTATAAGTGGGCGCTAGATATGCATACCTTGGATTAGGCTTCTCACATAAAATAGCACTCCTCAACAAGTGATTTATAGCCATCACCGTCTTACCCATTCTACGATGACAAACAATAACGCCCCATCTATGCTTGTTTAAGTCATCATGGATCTTAGCTTGCAGAGATCGTGGCGTATAAGGAATGACGATGTGCATGAGTGTAAGAAACTCCTAAGATAGTATATATACGTTACAGAGCGGCGCCAGGTGTTTGGGGGGTATAGGGTGGTCGCTCCAGGAAAACGTCATAAAAAATGGACTAGACCTGGACTAATTATTTCTACAACGGCGGCTAGACTATACATAGCTTCAGATTCAGATTACCAGGTTACCGCCTAATGAAAGCGAAAAGATTTACCTGGTTGCCTCGCGCGCATAGCTAAGACAGACTGGATCTTATATATATACATCTAGTGCTTAGACCTATTCTTACTCCTACTCATCACACTCAAGTTACTTCTCTTGTTATCCTTTGGGTTACCATTAGAATGATCTACATCCTTACCATCAAATGGCTTAACCTTTCCTTCACTCTCAAGCTTACGTCTAGCTCTCTTCCTAGCTGCATTGTCATCTCTATGAGCTGCTGAATACTTCCTTTGATAGACTGATCTGGGCTTAGCATTGCTATCATACTCACCTAGCTTACCCATCTACTGTGACTTCGCCCTGGTTCCAACTAAGCGTAATGCTACCATTATTAACATTAGCATCTTCCTTCTTATCTCTAAGACCATATGGCTGTATTCTAGCAAACGTCCACTTGAGCGTATCGATCTCTAACCGTCTTCGCTGTACCTCAGCGTTCAACAATCTAGTATCTACACCTTCCCCAGTTGGCAATGGCATGACAGCTAAATCATTAATATGATCTGCATAATACTCAGCCTGGAGAACTCTACCTCTACGATAGATCTCATACAAATCATCGTCAGCTGCTACAGCTCTACTAATAGTTCTATACTCAGGCAAAGCTTTATCCTTACAAATAGTAAGTAAGCTTTCACCCATAGCTAATCTATCAGCAATTCCTTGCATCATTTTCTTCGTAACTAATTTAGCCATAACTTTCCAATTGGTTTGCAAGCCAGGGAGTTGAGACCTAGCTTGCAATACCTAAACAAAGGGGAGGATTTAAATGAAAAAAACTATATGTAGTCCAATCATACAATAAGACTACCAAATTTAAGGACATTCGTAAATTTATTGCTTATAAAATAATTCTATCAATGCATCCTGGTATCTACGTTTTACAATCCTTGGATCATTCAATGATAACAACCTGGCAATCTGTGTCCACTTGGCACCTCGATCTCTAAACGCTGCTGAGTGAGCTACAGCCCATACAATCTTTCTATCAAGCTCAGGCATCTTAAACGTAAGAGCTAATGCTTTATCAAAGTTGTCAATTTGCTGTGACGTAGGCTTTAAATGTGTAACGCCTTGTTGTGTCCATCCATAACCGTGCCAGTCCATAGGATACTCTACCCATGAAGCCATCTTAGCTTTACGAACAGCTGGAGGCATTCGTCTATCTGTCTCAGCAGCTTCTAGAAAAAGATCATGTAGCTTTTCTACGCTTAGCAATAGCTTTCTCCATATTCATAATAAAATCTATTTTTTCAAACTGACTGGCTTTTTGTAAGCTTCTGAGAATATCCATGTATCCATCTTCAGAATACCAGGGCTTTATATTTCTCAGCACTCTATCAAGACGGTGCTTGTATTCGTCTTGTCTTCTACTATCAATTGATTTTCTATAATTAATATTAAAATTCTTAGCTGTCTTACCAACAAGATCTTTAATATTTTTAGGTCTAGCTGTATAGCTAGCTGTATAGCTAGCTTCAGAAGTTTTATTATTAATATTACTATCTTTTAACTGTACCGTTGCTAAAGCATTTTGTAATGCTGTCTGTAAAGCTAGTTGTATAGCTAGCTGTTCTTCTTTGCCTTTGGCAATTCTATCGACCGTCATTTCCTTGTCAACCCCCATTTTCATGCAACGCTCCAGCAATAAAGTAGTAATTCCCACCGTCTATACTGTGGTCTCTTTTATATCCCCCAGTATCCCACCTGGCACTCTTTCCCTCTTGCATAATTCTTGCAGCTTCTGAGGGTAAAACTTTTGCTTTTAGCTTTTTTTGTAAAACTAAATTGATTCGCATTGCAAAATTTTCATATAACTCATTCGCATCTCCATAAGATTTGCCACGCTGTGACATGATTAATTGAGCTTCTTTTGATATATCAACTGCTGTAATTTTTTTTTTCATTATCTGACCACCTTATCAAAATGATCGACATTTAAATTCTGTGCTTGCCATGCTTTTTTAATCTCCATCAACTCTTCAGCTGTTGGTGGTGGTGGTGCATTTTTATTTAGTTCTTTAAATGATATTGAATTAGTCCTGGTGTTTCTTTCGTCACCTCGACAAGTCATGCATAAACATGGCTTTATTCTTTTCCTGGAGCTTTTCTTCAACTCAACTCCGCAGCCGTAACATAGATCAAAGT